CAGGAATCGGCCCAACGATTCCAAGCTCAGGTCACTCAAATGGCCGCGCAGTACGCCGAGGATAGCGGCTCCGATGACCTCGCGCTCAAGGACGTTGACTTCGCCTTGACGATGCTACTCAAGGACGCGGCGAAGCTCTGGAAGGATTAGAAGGAATAGAGGGTGACATGGCCGAATTCGACGACCTTGAGTTTTGTAAGGACACCCGCGGCGCGGTGGTCCGTGAATGCCCCGACTGCATCGACTCCTACTTCAAGCCAGCGGAAACGCCCGGTACGCCGTTCAGGCGTAATCTTGTCCACGACCGCCCCCGTGTGATAGACTGTCGTTTATGGCGGCAGTTAGAAAGGGAAGGAAGAAGGTCGGCGTCCGGTGCTGGCTCGATGCCTACGGCCTGACCAATCCGGAGATGAGGCGGTACCTGCTCACCTATGAAAGGGTGGGATCGCTGACGAAGGCGTGCCGACTGCTCGGGATTTCCCACAATAAGCCGTGGTACTGGGCCAACGGCTACGACCGCAAGGGATTCGAGGTAAAGGAACACAAGGAATTCTTAGCCGCCTTGGAACACGCCAACGAGCGGCGCATAGAGATGCTCGAACGGGAGGCCATGCGCCGGGCCATGAGTGGATCCGACACCCTCCTGATCTTCCTGCTCAAGGCGGCCCGGCCCATGGTCTACCGGGAGGCCTTCCGCATGGAGCACACCGGCAACAACGGCGGCCCCATCCAGTCCACCACCCACGGGGTGCAGGTCAACGTCAATGCGGACCCGCGGACCCTGGTGCCGACCGACCCGAGGGTCCTCGACGAACTCCTGACTCTGGCGAAGAAGCACAACCTCACCGAGAAGCTGGTGCCGGTGGTCGGGGAGCAGATCCCCGACCAGGAGGCGAAGAGGGAACTCCGCAAGATCTCGGTGGACATCGAGAAGGGCAAGGTCAGGTGATGGACCAGGACTACGTCCAATACCTCCTCAGGAGATTGTCACCCAAGTGGTCCAAGTACGTCGTGGGACGTCCGAATCCGAAACAGCACCTCTTCCTGTGCCTCGACGACGTCGAGGAGGTCTTCTTCGGCGGTGCGGCTGGTCCGGGCAAGTCTTGGGCTCTCCTCGCTGCCTGCCTTCAATACGCCGACTGCCCGGACCATGCCGCCCTCATCGTCCGCAAGAATTACACCGAACTCACCCAGCCGGGCGGCCTCATGGACGTGGCCCGGGGCTGGCTCCACGGGACAGACGCCGTGTGGAACGAATCGGAAAAGAAGTATACCTTCCCGTCCGGGTCCATGCTCCAGTTCGGTCACATGGACAACGAGCACGTGATGAGGCGGTATAAGGGCGGCGAGTATCAGACCATCTGCATCGACGAACTCACCGACTTCAAGGAGAGGGAGGCCATGTTCCTCCACTCCAGGCTCAGGCGCAAGTCCGGATCCAAGATACCGCTCAGATTCCGGGCGGCGTCGAACCCGGGCGGCGTCGGCCACCAGTGGGTCAAAGCTAGGTACATCGACCACGACCAGTCCCTCCGGCTCTTCATCCCGGCCACCATGGAGGACAACCCGCACCTCGACCGGGAATCCTACGAGAGGTCCCTCAACCGGTTGGACCCGGTGACTAGGGAACGCCTCAAGCGCGGCGACTGGACGGTGACGGACGGCGGGACTTTCATCGATCAGTCGTGGTTCGGGAGTCCGGGCGGATGGTTGAGGGTGTGTCCGGTCAACGTCGCCGGTCGGATCAGGGCGTGGGACCTCGCGGCTTCCACCTCCGACGACGCCAAGCACACGGCCGGAGTCAGGATGTCCCGCACGTTGCACGGATTGTACGTAGTCGAGCATGTGGTCAACGGCAAGTGGCCCCCCGGGAAGAGGGACATGGTCATCCACTCCAGGACCCAGATGGACGGCGGAGACTGCCACGTCTACCTGGAGGAGGAGCCCGGGTCCGGCGGCATCGCCCAGTGCGAATACCTGACCAAGATGTTATCCGGATACCGGGTGACTTCGGAGAAGGCGTCCGGCAACAAATTCAACCGGGCGGCCCCGTTCGCCTCCCAGTTGCAAGCCGGGAACGTGACCCTGGTGGTCGGGGAGTGGAACGCGGCCTTCATCGACCAATTGCACGCCGCCGACCCTACGAAGTCGGAGAAAGATCAGGACCTCGACATGATGGACGCCGCGGCGAAGGCGTTCAACGTGCTGGCTTCCAGATCCCTCAACTCGTATGCCGTGGAGACCGGAGTGGAAGTCGCCGAGGATGGTGAGGACCGGCCGCTGTCCGGGCGCGACCCGGACGAAGACGGGAAGGAATCCTTCATGGGATTCTCCTACGACTCGGACGCGTGGGAGGGGGCTTGGAATTGATGGGTATCAGGAAGGGCGAACTCCACGAAGGTGAGCGTCAGGTCCACAGGTACCTAACCGAGGGGTGTTGTCCCAACTGCCACGTCCCCATGCACAAGGTGGCCGAGAAGAGGGTGGTGTGCGCCAGGTGCGACTTCGAGTGGAACTCGCCCAGGGTGGCGGTCATCTTCCCGAAGAGGGAATTGACATGAACCAGCCCATGCTCAAGGCCCTGCTCGTCGCCCGTCAGGCGTACCAGGACGACGTGACCGGCGAGTGGAACGTGACCGGGACCTTCAACATGGTCGGGGTCTCCAAGTTCCCGGCCCTGTTCAAGAGGTTGGAGGTGTTCGCGGCGGCGGTGGACGTCTCCGAGAGGTGCACGGCCGAATGCCGGATCGTGGACCCCGAACTCAACACCGTGGACTTGTGCTCGGTGCCGGTCGATCCGGCGGCCGAAGTCAACATCAGGTTCCGGTTCCTGATGGTGGAGTGGAAGCGTGCAGGACGCCATGGCGTGGAATTCATGGTCGGCGGGCATCTGGTAGGGACCACCCACATCCAGGTGGAAGCCGCCAACTCGGGGAGGCCCTGATGTCGCTCCCGTTCCAGATCCGCCAGTCGGTCGCCAAGGACGTGTATGGACATCAACTGGCTTCGATGGTGTCCTCGGGGAGGGCTCACGACCAGTCGGTCGCCCTCGCCCGTGACCCGAACGTCTACGAGAAGCTCAAGCTCGACGCCACAGTGTCCCACCTCATCACGATCAGGAAGCACATGGTCGCCGGGAGTCGGTGGCAGATGAGGCCCGCTTCCACCCGGGACGTCGACAAGAAAGCGGCCGAAGTCGTGGAACGCGTCGTGGAACTCGGGATGAAGTCTTTCGCCACCGCCCGGTTCAACCTGGCGGACGCCGTCTTCACCGGGTCCTCCTTCGGGCGTGTCTTGGGCGAACTCAAATGGATGAACGTCTTTGACGGCATACCGCGCCAGTTCTGGGTCCCGACCTCCCTGGTGGACGTGGATCGGCGCAGGTTCGACAAAGTCTACGAGACCGTCGGCACCGGGACCCAGTCGGAGCACGTCGAGGTCCGCTGGCGGATGTTCGACTACCTCAAGAATGACTGGGTGCCGTGGCTCAACCCTGAGTGGTACGTCAAGAACGTCTACAACGACCAGGAGGAGACTCTGGGTTACGGGTCGGGTCTGATAGACTCGATGTACTTCTACTGGAGGGCAAAGGAGATTCTGTGGAAGGCTGGCCTCCAGGGGGCGGAACGTTGGGCGCAGGGGTTCATCGTCATCAAAGTGGACAACGCTCGGTCGGCGTCCACGGGCAAGACGAATCAGGCCATCGTCAACTCCTTCCTCACGGAACTCAACAAGCAGCGTTCCCAGCACCACTTCGTGATGGATAAGATCGACGAGGTCGAGGTCCTGCCGGGCCCCGGTCAGGGGTCCGAGATCGTGGAGAGGATGATCCAGTATTGCGACAGGCAGTTGCGCCTCCTGGTGCTCGGGTCCAACCTCCCCACGGAGGCGTCGGGCGGCGGGTCGTACAACCTCGCTGAAGTTCAGCAGGGGACCACGGAGACCCTGATCAAATACGACAGGGACATCCTCGCCGAGGCCCTGACCAACGACCTCCTGACCCTGACCTGGAACGTCAACCGGTCCGTCCTCCGCGACATGGGGCTGGCGTCCGCTGAGATGCCGACTTTCATGATCTTGGAGGACCGCAAGAGGGACCTCGCCACCATGGCCACCGTCACCAAGACTCTGCTCGAGGCCGGGTTCAAATTGAAGGCAGATGAGGCGTACGAACTTGTGGAGCGGACGATGCCGGGGCCCGGTGACGAGATCATAGAGCAGGCGGCCCCCGCCGCTCCCGTCGGATTCGGTCCGGGCGGGGATCCAGGCGGGGACGGCAAGACGGAACGCCCGGAATACCCGTCCGACAGGGAGCGCGATCAGCGTCGTAGGAACGCGGCCGGTGGGCGCGGCCGGATGGACGGGACGGCGCACAGCCCGCCGTTCCGCAGGATGACCTCCGTGGATTGGACGGTTCAGGGGGAGTGAGATGGATCTGACTAGGGCGTTCAAGGAAGACTCGTTCCAGTGTCGCAGGAAGCGTCGCCCGGACGACCCGGAACCGCACCCGGTGGCGCTGGCCG